CAACTACAACTAAGTCCTCACACACAAGTTCCACAGTGGCAAGCTACAACTGGCAATCCAAATGGAACACCTAGCGGTAGCGTATGGATTAAAACAACATATCCTAACTTAGGAGCAAACTGGGTTGTTAAGAAATACAGTGCTTCAACAAACGCATGGGCACAAATTAGTTCTAATCTGTATCCAGACAACCATACAGCATTGTATAGTTTAGATCCAACCGGCGGCGGTATTAACCTAGCACTAGGAACAGTTTATGTAAGATATTTCCAAGATCCTACAACAAGTGCAGTTCAATTCTTAGTATATGCACGTCAGGCTGTCGGTGCAACTAGCATTACACTAAACATATTACCAACAAGTGGCTCTATATCGTTTGCTATGAAAGAAACTTTGCCAGGTGCCGCTAGTGCGTCAACTAGCGAAAGTAATTTAATTAATATATCTGGAATTACTGCTGTAACAAGTCCTGTTACAACAGGTAATGCAATTGCTAATGCAATCGGCGCCGCTGGCTTCCAATATATTACAGCTAGCGTAAACCAAACAACTGGTGCAGTTACAATAACACACAAGAATGGTGGTGACATTAGCATACAAAACATGGTAGGCATTAACTTTAATGATTTTGCTTCAACAAATGTTAGTCATTCAGCATTGTATCCTGCAGACACCACTCGTTTAGTTGGTTCACTATGGACTAGCACAGTTAGCGGTGTAGGTTTGTTTGCACTAAGCCCAACAGCTCCTACTACACTTCCAGCAGATGGAACATTGTGGTATGACAGCAATATCGATGCCGATATTCTAGTGCATAATGGTTATACATGGGTTGGTTTACAATTCACAGGTAACGGAACATCTACACACAGCAGTCCATATCTTGGCGTAACAGATGCTAATGGTCCGATTATCAGTGCTACACAACCGACAGCTAGACCAGATGGACAGCCAGCATTTGTAACTGGAGATTTGTGGATTAATACATCAGGCGATTTAGACATGTATCCGCAAATTAATCGATATAATGCTAATACAAAACAATGGGTGCCAATTGATACAGCAGATCAAACTACACCAAACGGTATTTTGTTTGCAGACGCACGTTGGACAACAAACGGTGCAAGCTCAACTCCTGGCACTATTGCTGCCTTGTTAACTAGCAACTTCCTAGACTTTGATGCACCAGATCCTGCACTATATCCACAAGGTATGTTGTTATGGAATCTACGTCGTTCAGGATTTAACGTTAAGAAATATTACGCAAACTATGTAAATACTACCGGTATCAACTACCGTTATAATTTACCATCTGGTGATAATATGTCAACATACTTTCCAGATCGTTGGGTCAGCGCTGCCGCTAATCAAAATGACGGTGCAGGCTCATTTGGACGTATTGCACAACGTCAAGTTGTATTGCAAGCACTAGGTGCATTGTTACAAGCTAATCAACAAATACGTGACGAAGAATCTCGCGTGTTTAACTTAATTGCTACTCCAGGATATCCTGAAGTTATCGGCGATATGGTTACTTTAAACTACGATCGTGGAATTTCAGCGTTTGTAGTTGCTGATGCTCCTGCTCGCCTAACACCAGATGCTACAACATTAAGCAACTGGGGTAACAATAACGGTGGCGCATTAGTTGACGGTGACAGTGGTTTAGTTACATTTGATGATTATTTAGGTGTGTTCTATCCATGGGGTTACTCAACTGACTTAATTGGTAACAACATTGTAGTTCCTCCAAGTCACATGATGTTGCGCACAATTGCATTAAGCGATAACGTTTCTTATCCATGGTTTGCACCAGCTGGTGTTCGTCGTGGTGGTATTACAAATGCTACAGCAGTAGGATATGTTGATGCAATTACTGGAGAATTCCAATCAGTTGCATTTAATACTGGACAACGTGATACATTAGCAAGTATTAAAGTTAACGCTTTAACTTACTTACGTGGTGTTGGACTAGTTAACTATGGTCAATACACTCGTGCTAGCGTTGCAAGTTCTTTAGATAGAATCAATGTAGCTCGTCTAGTAATTTACTTACGTCAACAGTTTAATGCACTAGCTAAACCATATGTGTTTGAACCAAATGATAAAATCACAAGAGATTCAATCAAGGGTCAAGCTGAAAGTTTACTATTAGAGTTAGTAGGACAACGTGCTCTTTATGACTATGTTGTAGTATGTGACACAACAAATAACACACCTAGTAGAATCGATCGAAATGAGTTGTATTTAGATATTGCTGTTGAACCAGTAAAATCAGTAGAATTCATTTATATTCCAATTCGACTAGAAAACACTGGTGCTATTAAAGCACTAGGACTATAATTAACGGAGCATAACAAATGGCAATAGCAAGTTTATCTAGATTTACTGTTCCACTAGCATCTGATCAAAGTGCAGTGGCTCAGGGAACATTGTTTCCAAAACTAAAATATCGTTATAGAATTATTTTAGAAAACTTCGGAGTTGGCGCGGCAAGTGATCTTTCTGAGCTTACAAAACAAGTTGCTGAAGCTTCTCGTCCTAATGTTCAGTTTGATGACCAGACTATTATGGTTTACAACTCAACAATTCACTACGCTGGCAGACCAAAATGGAATACATTTAGTGTCAAGTTGCGTGATGATGTAACTGGTCAAGTGAGTAAGTTAGTTGGCTCACAAATGCAAAAGCAATTTGATTTCTTTGAACAAAGTGCTGCCGCAGTTGGTGCTGATTACAAATTCTTAATGCGTATTGAAATGCTAGACGGTGGTAATGGTGCATTTGCTCCAACAGAGCAAAGTGGTGTTCTTGAACAATGGGAATGTTACGGTTGCTACATTACACAAGCTAACTACAACGCTTTAAGCTACAGTGATCAAAGTATCTTAACGATTGATTTAACAATCCAACCTGACAACTGTATTCAAACTATCGGTGGCCCTGCCGCTCCGACAAGCAGAATTACATCGAATTCAAACGCGACATCAGCTGGATCAGTTGGTTCAACTGGTTAATAAATTAGCCCGCACTATGTGGGCTTTTTTATGATTAATCATTAAGTGCGCAGTTTATTTTTAAATAAATAGTATTATGACACAATTTGCCAGCTTTTTAAATAATCAAACTAATGAAACTCTAAGAGACTCGCAGACCGCTAGTCGACTATTTGTCAACGACGATTTTCGTTTAGCGCCTAAACATAAGTTTCTATTTCATGTTGCATTTAATATTAATCCTGCCGCATGCAGAGATGTAACACTAGTTCAACGTCATGGAACTGAAATAGATATGTTGGTAAAAAATGCAGATCTTCCAAACTTTAGTTTAGAAGTTGAAACACTTAATCAATATAATAGAAAAACTAATGTTCAATACACGCACAAGTATCAACCAGTTCAGATTACCTTTCATGATGACAACATGGGATTGATTAATCAGTTGTGGCAAAACTATTATTCATACTACTATGCAGATCCTAATAGTGCCGGAACCCCGGGTGCGTATGGTAGAAATGCTACACAAAATTTTGGATCAATAGTCGCACCATACGGATTAAACACTGGAAGTCAGCTACCTTTCTTTAACTACATTACTATCTATCATATGGCAAAACATGAGTATGTAAGTTATAAACTAATTAATCCTATTATAAAATCTTGGAATCATAACAAAGTTGATTATGCTGGCACTGGCACTCACGACAACACTATGCAACTAGCTTATGAAGCAGTTCAATACGGAAATGGTATTACAACAGATGGAAGTGTTGAAGGTTTCGGCACTGAACATTACGATACTACTCCTAGTCCGTTAACAGGCATGCCAGCTGACAATGCAAGCCCTACATTTAGTAATAACTTATCTCAATCAACTCTAGCTAGTTTTTTACAAAATGCCAATCAAACAGTTAACACATATCAAAATACTCAACAATTAGGTGTTGCAGGACAAGCTGGTTTATTAAATAACGTAGGAAGCACGGCAGTTCAAGGCGTATCAGGATTGCAAGGTATATCATTTCCAATAGCACCTTCCACTACTGCAACTACTACAGCAACTCCTATAGGATAATAAATGGCATCATCTAACTTACCAATCGATTTAAACATTGGCTCATCAGCATCGTTGAAACAATTTTTTGATAGATTTTATAATCATCAAGTAACTTTTCCGGCTGCGCAAATAGATGCTGTCACTGGATTTTTTTTAAAAAAAGGGTTTGACGAATCTAGTAGCAAAAGCATAACTATCATTTTGCTTAATCAAGCAAAGATTGATAATGTAAGCGTATTCCAGTTAATCGATAGTCTAAATAAACTAACTTCTATTCAACTAAGCCAGGTAGTTGGACAAGTAATTAACGCCTATAGGGAAAACACAAGTTTATTAGGCTATAGAATAGCACCTTTAGTAGATACTTACGAAACTCGTAATATCCTTGTATAATGCCTAGTAAATTTGCCCGCGGTAAATTTGTAATGAAACATCCTGAAAAGTATGTAGGGAATAAATTTCCCACCTATCGTTCAAGTTGGGAATGGAGCTTTATGAATTTTTGCGATACAAATGAAAGTATTACAAAATGGGCAAGTGAAGCAATACAAATACCTTACAGAGATCCGTTAACAGGACGCCAGACAGTTTATGTTCCTGATTTCTTTATACAATACGTAGATAAGAAAGGTAAAATGATTACAGAGCTTATTGAGATCAAACCTGCTAGTCAAACAATATTAGAACGTGTCGGTAAAAACAAATATAACCAAGCTCAGTATGTTAAAAATCAAGCTAAGTGGCAAGCGGCTAATATTTGGGCTAGACAACAGGGAATAACATTTAGAATATTAAATGAAAATGATATCTTCAGTAAGGTTTGAGCATAAGTAATAGTATGACAATATATCTTTATAAAAAGACTCATAATATTACAGGTTTACAATACCTAGGCAAAACTATATCTAAAGATCCATATTCTTACACAGGTTCAGG